CAACATCACCTGCACCTGGGTCATTAAAAAGACCTGAAGCATCAATGTAAGAACCAGTCGTTTCAGCGATGGCATTAGCACCACCAAACGCGTGGATCGCATTGGGCAGAGCATCAATACCGTCGGTGTAGTTGAAAGGCTGAGCACCGAGCGTCTTGTACAACATAGTGTTGCAGTTGAGCGACGCACAGTAGTCAACGTTGGCATCCGGCTGGACGACGAAGATCAACTCTTTGCAGGGGTGATTGAGGTTCAACTTGATCTTATTCGAGGAGGAGCCGACCGACTCATCCCCCGTAAATTGGAGTTGCTCGATAAGATATTCGTGGGGGTTCTGGGCCATCCGTCTGCGCTCATCCGTGTCCAAAAACACGTAGTCGACATACAGAGAGGCAGCCACTAAAGACTGATTGTAGGGGGTCACCGACTTGACCGACACCTTCGAGGTAGGCGTGCAGGTCAGGGTGTTCACAGCCCACAAGCATTCGTCAATCGGGCGGATATCCAGATTGATCTTCACCTCGTGGTACTGCAGGGCAATCAGAGGCAGCGCCAAACCGGGGTTGCGGCAATACCAGAACTGAAACGGCACATACAGGGTGGTTTCCGGGAGCGCATTGCGGGGCTCGCAGACCTGAACCGGGGCACCAGACGCGCAGGGACCATCCACAGCTGCGAACGACGGGTCGCAGATAAACGTCAGCTGAGTGGTGTTACCCACCATCTTGTAGTAACCGCGTTGCTGTTCAGCAGACAGAGTGAGCTGATTCCAGATGTGCATCCAGTCACCATACTGGCGATCAATGCGTTGACCACCAATTTCAACCTCAACCTGGGAGATCATCTGTTCACCCGGGAAGTCCAGCCAGCGGGCCCAGACACCAGCATCCTGAGGGGCTCTCATCGACTGGTTAATTTCAGGCAGAGTCACCTGTAAATACGTGCGGTAAGCTAAATCACCGTTACGGCTGATCGTGCACGTCACACGGCGACCAAAATCGGCTTGACCGTTGAACGTTTGTTCAATCGACTCCATCGCAAAGTTGGTATAGCGACGGTACGTCACCTTCCAAAAGGTAATCTGGGGATTACCAGTCAGATAAACATCTTGAGCGCCATAAGCTACGAGTTGCATTAATCCTCCTCCCATTGTTATAATATGGCTAAAGAAAAAAACTTTTGGTTTTTTAATTTAATTCAACAATAACCTTTTTTTAAAAGGTTGAACCAAAACACAACCTTTTAAAAAAAGGTTGAACCAAAACACAACCTTTTTTTAAAAGGTTGAACCAAAACACAACCTTTTTTTAAAAGGTTGAACCAAAACACAACCTTTTAAAAAAAGGTTGAACCAAAACATATATTTTTAACTAAAACAAACCTTTTAAATAACCTTTTAAAAAAAGGTTGAACCAAAATAACCTTTTTTTAAAATATACATATGCTAAATACATCACCTTTCACGTGTCATATTATTGATTATAAAATCTTGTAAATAAGATTCTAAATATATCTCTTTTTCTCCCTCGTGTTTTTTATTGAAAATATACTTATCTTCTTTTTTAACAATAGTCCAACCGGCATCTAAAGCATTATATAAGAACTTCATCTTTTGCAGAGTAATATAGTCAATATTACTTGCTTCAGTTGAGTCTATACATATATCCATTTTTATTTATTTATTATTATAGTAGAAAACATTAAGTATTTCTAAACTCAACCCAACCCAACCTTTTGGGAAAAGGTTGTCTAAAAGGTTGTCTAAAAGGTTGTCTAAAAGGTTGTCTAAAAGGTTGTCTAAAAGGTTGTCTAAAAGGTTGTCTAAAAGGTTGTCTAAAAGGTTGTCTAAAAGATTGTATTTTTGGTTCAACCTTTTCTTAAAAGGTTGTCTAAAAGGTTGGCTTAAATAAATACTTATATAGATATATATATGAGTGGAATATTTAAATCAACCAAAAAACTTTCACATAATATAAATGAGCCAGTGACACTGGATATGAAGCACAATGAAATGCTAAATAAGTTTAAAAATGACTACACGAATGCAAAACCCGAACTTGAGAATGAAAAAAAAGAGATTTTATCACAATTAAAAAATAATAATAACTTACTTACCGATGAGAGAATCGCGCTTGATGATAAGTTATATAATATAAATAATAAACTTAAAAAAATTAATAAAGCAGAAACGGATTATTTGCTAAATAACTCTAAATATATTTTTGAATACTTTGAAGATAAAAAAAATATTGCAGAATGTAAAAATAAAACCACACTTCTCGAAAACTTTTTCAATTCTAAAGATAATAATGTCGATGTTAAGATAAAAGAAATATCTTATATCAATAGATACTTAACAAATATTAATGAATCATCGCTAGACATTAGTAATTATACAATTCAATCAGAGATTTGCAAATCCTGTAATAAAGGTGATTTAATACCGCTTGATCATGAAGGCATTTTAATATGTAATGTCTGCTTTAAAAATACTAAATATTTAATTGAAAATGAAAAACCATCTTATAAAGAACCGCCTAAAGAAGTGTGTTTTTATGCATATAAAAAAATAAATCATTTTAGAGAAATACTCGCACAATTTCAGGCTAAAGAAACTACTCAAATACCAGATGAAATAATAGAAAATATACTTCAACAAATTAAAAAAGAGAGAATAAGTTTGGCACAATTGACTAACAAAAGAGCAAAAGATATTTTGAAGAAGTTAGGCTATAATAAATACTATGAACATATACCATTTATTAAAGATAAGTTGGGCATTAAACCCCCAGTTATGAGTGCTGAGTTGGAAATAACATTGTGTAATTTATTTATGGATATTCAAGCACCATATGCAAAATATTGCCCTGATTATCGAATAAACTTCCTAAATTATTATTACACAGTATATAAATTGTGTGAACTCTTGGATCAACAACAATTTTTACCATATTTTCCTATGCTAAAAGATAGAGAAAAACGTATTGAACAAGATGTTATATGGAAAAATATTTGCGATGAACTAGATTGGGAGTTTATACCGACCATCTAAGGGGGGGGTATCCCCCCCAGCCCCCCATTAAGGGTAGTGCCCCCTAGTATTATTTTTCCATTACCCTAATATTAAAGTGACATTACCCTAATATTAGATTATTATTGCACCTAATATTAGATTGCTATTACTCCAACTACCCGTAATGGGGGTTGACGGGGGGCACCCCCGTAGTTTAGAATCTAGGAAATCCCACTAAATTGGCACCAATACCGAATCCGGCACCCGAACGCGCACTAACACCCATGCTAGGAACATAGGTATCTAAAATGCTAAATGTTGCCGCCGCAGTTAAAGCAATTAAAGCAATTTCATCTAAATTAAGAGACCGCTTAGGAATCGCAAAAGCCGCAATAGCCACCATTAAACCTTCAACTAAATATTTAATAGCCCGTTTTATCAATTCACTAAAATCAATACCAAAGTCCATATTATATTAAATATGAAGAAAAAAATATAGTAATATATTAATTAATACTATATTTAATGAATACTATATTAATTATAATATATTATTCGTTAAAGTTACTTAAAATGTATTCGTATACTTAAGTATAAACAATGACCTCTCTAAATACCATTTTGGAACAGCAAAACGCTACCTCATTTGAACACAAGACACTTCCCGATGGCACAGTTAATCCTAAATATGTTGATGTTTTAGATGAGGATAAACCCATCGCTGGACAAAGGTTTGCGTGCATTTCATTCCTTTCCCCCGAAAAAATCATTAAAGCACGAGAAATGTTTTCATTCGAGCAATTCATAAAGCAATGGGAATTGAGCAAATCTGTTGACGCATTCACTCATTTTTTGCATTTTTTAGCCTACAAATATTCGCTTAATTTCGATGCATTGAATGAGGATTTGAAAGAGTTTTGCAAGGAAGAAAAAGATAAATTATTTGCCGCTTCTACATTGGAAGACGAGTATAAAAACTTCCTAGATACCAATGAAGCCGACCTAGATAACAAGTATAATGCATTACACAATTTTCAAACTAGCGTGCGGGCTGTTAAAGTGCGCGGCTCTTACCCTACTCAAGAAGAAGCTGAACTGCGGTGCAAGATGGTGCGCGAGGTAGATCCGAATCATGATGTTTATGTGGGTCCAGTGGGAATGTGGCTGCCTTTTCACCCAGAGGCTTACAAGACTGGACGTGTGGAGTATTTGGAGGAAGAGCTCAATCAACTGATGCACGAGAAGCGCAGTAATGATTCTTACGCCAAGACAGAGTTCGAGAAGCGACTGCTGGAAACAAAGGAGCGGGCGATGGAAGACAATAAGAAAAAGGCACTGGAAAGTGGCAATTTGCTTACGCAAACTATTAATGCGGATGGTCAACTTGTTAGTGTCAAGGATATGAATACGACCGAGACGAATCTAATAAAGACTTCAACACTTGATACTACTTCAAGTGGACCTGCTACGCTTGGACCTGCTACGCTTGGACCTGCTACGCTTGGACCTGCTACGCTTGGACCTGCTTCTCAGGCAGACATTCGACGAGAATTGTTTGAAGGGGACAATATCGTTATTGATAAAAACTCCGACCACGGTCTTAAGGATATTGATGCATTGCGTGCTACACTTTTAAACCCTTCATCTTAAACACAACCTTTTAGAAACAACCTTTTAGAAACAACCTTTTAGAAAAAGGTTTAAGCGAAGCAAGTTGAACCAAAATACAACAACCTTTTAGAAAAAGGTTTAAGCGAAGCAAGTTGAACCAAAATACAACAACCTTTTAGAAAAAGGTTTAAGCGAAGCAAGTTGAACCAAAATACAACAACCTTTTAGAAAAAGGTTTAAGCGAAGCAAGTTTAACCAAAATACAACAACCTTTTAGAAAAAGGTTGAAGCGAAGCAAGTTGAACCAAAATACAACAACCTTTTAGAAAAAGGTTTAAGCGAAGCAAGTTGAACCAAAATACAACAACCTTTTAGAAAAAGGTTTA